AATCCATCAACAGCTTTGATTTCTATGAAATCTACTCAACTTAAAGTTAGTAGAAAATGGAATTCAATGATGATGGGAATAAAGATGCAGGGTAAAAATGGTTTATTTACTCCGCCAACTTACAGCCACATTTATAAACTATCTACTGTTCAGATGTCTAATGACAAAGGAACATGGTTTGGTTGGGATGTAGCAAAAGTAGGACCAGTTACAGACAAAGGTGTCTATGACATGGCAAAATCTTTTGCAGATTCTGTAGGTAAAGGTGAGATACAAGCGAAACCTGAAACCCAAGAACAAACTAAAAAATCTTTAAATTTATAAGATCCTAGGTAGTGGGCGTCTAAGCGAGAGTGGAAACGCCCACTTTTTAATTTATGAATGAAAAGATAAATAAAGCTCCGGTTACTTATGAGGATTGGATAGATCTGGGACGGGTGATCATACCCTGCGATACAAAGCAGGCTGTGGTCGAAAAATGGTCTGACCCGGATTTTAAGATTACGAAAGAAGAATGGAGAATAGAACACACAACAAAACAAATAGGACTTAGACTAGATCAATACATAGACTTTGATATTGATAATCCTGTTGTTAAAAGATTTACAAACGATCACATTAAATCATGTGGTGCAGTTTTTGGTAGAAGAAATAATCCATCAAGTCATTATCTTTGGTCTGGAACATCAGACTATAAAAAATTTGCATTACCAAAAGAATTAGAAAACTATTACAAAGATTACGGTCACGGCGCAACGTTGTGTGAGATAAGACACGGCGCAAATAAATATACATTAGTTCCAGAAACAAAATATCATACAACAAATGAAGTTGTTGAATGGGTTAAGTACGAAGGTATTGATGAATACCCGGGTAATATTAAAGTTGATCTTGGTAAGATAGCTCTTGCTGCAGCTTTGTGTATTACATACGCAGGATCCGGACAAAGAGATGATTACTGCACTGCTATTGCAGGTGTATTACTTAAACATACAGAATGGAATACAGATGATATAGATGATTACATTTATAAGATTGCAGTTGCAGCTAAAGACGAAGAGAGTCACAAAAGAAAAAGTAAAGGCACTTCACATAAAAAAGCAAATAGAAAATTTGGTATGCCTAAACTTGCAGAGATCATTGGCTGTTCTACAAAAACAATTGCAACAATGTTTAGTTGGATTGGAGTGCAAGAAGCAACAAGTGAAGAAGCAAAACAATCTATTGGACAGATAATAGAGTATGGAAGTGACAGGTATTTTGTAAAAATAAATGCAGTAGTACAGGGAGAACCAGTAGAAAAAACAATTACAGTTGATGGTCCTACACTTAGAAATAAAAAATTATTTTATGATGCAGTAATTAGTAAAGCATCTGTGTGGATTCCAGAGATGAAACCTTCTGACTTTGAAGAGATTATGCGTAGAAAGTATGAAGCAAGAGAGAAATCAAAAGACTATGTTGAAGATGCAGAAGAAGACTTACGATTCGTAAAACATTTTAAAAATTATATCTCAGAAGAAAAAGCATATACAAGTAAAAAAGAATTAGCATACTTTGGTATGCCTTACTTTAATACAGAGAAAAATATTTTAGAATTTAATTTAGATAAGTTTGAAGATTATTTACACAGACAGAAAGTAAATTTACCTAGGGTGGATTTAGTTATTAAATGTCAAAAAATATTAAAAGCTAAAAAGAATCACGGTAAGTTTGGAACTAAATCTTGTGTTTCATGGCGAATGTTAAACCAAGAAGTAGATAAAGATGATTTAATTATAGAAGGTCAATATCAGGAGATTACAGATGAAACAACCTAGTTTTATGGTGGGTCCTCCAGGGACAGGGAAGACATCAAAGTTTATAACTCAAAAATATACAGAACTATTACTAAGATTTTCTCATGAAAAAATTATAGTTTTATCACATACAAAAGTTGCAGCAGAAGAAATAAGAGATGAGATATTAAAACTACCAGAGGTAAAAGAAAAAGGTCTAACTAAAAAATCTTTAAAATATAAGATCTGCACAATACATGCGTATTGTCAAAGCAAAGGATTAAAAAGAGATTTATTTAGTTATCAAGACCACATAAATTTATGCAGGATGGAATCTAGATTTAAGTTACAAAGAATAAGTGCAAGTGACTTTGAAGGGGATAAACATAGGTTTTATAAATATTTAAAAGATGCTTTTGGAAAAAATAAAACTTTAAAAGAACATTGGAAAAAATGTGATAAACTTAGTTACAAACCTTACAGTTTAAATATTATTGAAGAGCTGCAAGAGATATACGAAAAATATAAAAAAGATAATCATGTCTGTGATTATGATGACATGATACGAGACTTTATAGAAAAAGCTAACGAGCCGGATATAGATGCTTTAATAGTAGATGAAGCACAAGATAGTAATGTACCACAAACAAAAGCATTAGATAAGATGGCAACTAATACTAAAGAATATTGGTTTGTTGGAGATCCTGATCAAACAATATTTGAATTTGCAGGCGCTAATGCAAAGAAGTTTTATGAATTATCAAAGGGAGCTAAAGAGTTGGAAGAAGGTTATCGATGTAGTCAAACTATAAATAGTTTGTGTAAAGAAATTATAAAACCAATATGGGACCACTATGGTACACATAGGATTTGGAAACCAACAGATGTAATAGGTAAACATTATCATTTACCTAGTTTAAGACACAGGTGTACTTCAATGGATATATTATTAGATAAAATAAATAATAGTGAGGAAACATTTTTATTTACGTATCGTGGTAATCCGTCAGATGGTTGGGTTAAAACTTTTTTTAAACAACATGGTATAGAGTATGCTCACATAGGAAACACGGCCCACGTACCAAAAAAAGAAATAAGATGTCATAAGCTGTGGCCAGAGTTTGCAAGTGGTAAACCTATGCCATTAAAACAGATAAAAGATTTTTGGACATACATAGGCAGTAAAGTAATAGTGCATGGTAGAGGAGAAGAAACTTTTGATGAATGGGTAAATAAAGATTATACAATAGACTATTTAATACATCATAAATATTTAAAAGAGAACTCAACTTATCAAAGAGACTTTTCATTAATAAGAACTAAAACTGATCCAGATAGAATACTTTATATACAAAAAATATTACAAAAAGGCTTTAACTTAGAGGGTGATGTTAAAGTTAGATATGGAAACATACACACAGTAAAAGGTTTAACATTTGATAATGTAATTGTAGATCTGACAGCAACACGAATAGAAGATTACTTTACACAATTAAGGTTAAAATATGTTGCATACAGTCGAGGTAAATTTGACTGTTGGACAATATCATCACAACGAGCATATACACTAGGAGTTAGATAATGAAAAAGAAAAGCGTTTGGGACAAGCAGCACGGCGGGAGTCACTATCAAAAGTTTACGATACAACCCAGCAAGTTTGTAGTTGAGAATGAGTTGCTGTTTCCAGAAGGATGTGCTATAAAATATATCTGTCGTCACCGACTGAAGGGAAAGAAACAAGACATACTAAAAGCAATACACTTTTTAGAAATGATTATGGAGAGAGATTATAATGTGTAATACACCAGAAGATTTAGATCTAAGGGGTATAGATACAGTTGCAGTTGACATAGAAACTTATGACCCTAATCTTAAAACAAAAGGTTTAGGTGCTATCAGAAACGATGGTTTTATTTGTGGTATTGCTGTTGCAACAGGTAAAGACACAGCTTACTTTCCTCTTCGACATTCTGATACTGACATAGATCCTGCAAGAATAGATAAGATATGGGAAGTTTTAAATAAAAAAATATTTCAAAACGAAAACATTACAAAAATATTTCACAATGCAATGTACGATGTATGTTGGATTAGAGCTATAACAGGTAAAAAAATGAAAGGTCGTATTGTAGATACGATGATAGCAGCATCTGTAATTGATGAGAATAGATTTAAATATTCACTGGATGCATTGTCAAAAGATTATCTTGATGATTCTAAATATAAATATGATTTACAACAAAAAACATTAGAGTGGTCTGGTGGTACAGTTAAGGACCCAATGACTAACATGCATAAACTACCCGCATACATTGTAAAAGATTATGCAAAGCAAGACGTTGATCTAACATACAAGTTGTGGAATTTATTTGATAAAAAAATTGATGAAGTATTATACACAAAAGAAGATGGAGAACAAAAAACTTGTAGAAAAATATTTGAATTAGAAACAAAATTATTTCTTTGTTTAGTTGACATGAAATTTAAAGGCGTTAAAATTGATACG